GTTACAACGGAACGACGGGCCACAAGCCCAGCTTCGCGTGTAATTTCTTTGAGCGTAATGTCCGTCAGGCTACCCGAAAGTCCGCTAAGAAGATGAATGCTATTGCGATTGAGAACCACAGCATTGTCGTCGGTGAACGGGTGGACATACTGCAAATAGTCAGCAATGCCAGCCGTAACCTTGAACTGATTTTGGATGTGGTCATAGGTGTCTGAATCAAAAATGTCAGAGAATATCAATTCATCCCTTACGTTGCGGCTAGTAATTGTTTCACTACCAGATGTTCCCGTAGAGGTGTAGTAGTATGGGGCAATGATGCGCCGTTGATGATAGACTCCCCACGGGGGCGCGGGCATGTGAACAAATCCAAGCCCTTGTGATTGAGCCACAGAATAAATTACTTTGTGGCTTGAGTGATCTGCAACTTGAGCAAAGAAAGTGAACGTATTGGCGTTAGGCACAGACGCAATGGTGTAACCAGCCCCGTTTTCTACTAGTGGAGTTGTGCCATTATCCACCACAAAAATCTGTCTGCCAACGGAAAGACCATGAGCCGTTTCACTTACAGTTACTACGCCATCTGTTATCACCGTATTGTTGTTAGCATCATAATACGTTGTGTTGGCATAGGTGCCATTTGCCACCTTAGCAAAGGCTGGAGTTCCCGTAAAACTGCCATTCCAAGATAGGGCTGTAAGTCCATCTCTGAAGATGAACACCTTGTTGAACGCCTGAATCATATCAACGTCATCTGTTATGGTGATGCCAGATGGATAGGCAATGTCGGTTGGAACCGCTGTTGAGCAATTAACCGCAATCGCTTTAGAATTAAGGGCCAAAATAAAGTATTCGTCATTGTCATCCGATGGGTCGGAGAACAAGCAAGAGCCGTAGGCATTGTTAATGTTGCTGCTCAGAAGAGGAGCCCCGGCAAAGTTGCTTCCACCAATCGAATAGGTTTCGCTACCCGTAGCACCCGTAATGGTGAATGTAAATGTCGTTGAGCCTGTTACAGTGATTGTGCGATTGCCATTGGGGTCAACTGTTCCCGTAAGCCCAGAGATACCCACTTGCGTGCCTGTAATAAACCCATGTGCAACGGAGGTTGTAATTGTAACCGTCGTTGTGCTGCGAGTTGCGCTAGAAATAGCACTATTGGTCCAAACGTAAAACGGAACAATCAACGCTTCGCCGCTATTACCAAGCTGAGGCCCAAAAGCATTAGACCCTTTTCGGGGTTGCCAAGCACCGTCAATGTCCATGCGTCCATTGATGGACACAGCCAGCTCGCCAGACTTTAATTGATCGGGGCGCAACCGGGCATTGATTCGTGAGAATCCAATGTCCACCTCATCATTGAACTGACTGTCTTTTTCGCCAAAAGTGTTATAACGAGCCATTGCTTTATCATACCCTACCGCTCAGGTTGTTTTCTTTTGGCAAGAATGTGATTAACGGTAGGCGGCGGTCTTACGCGCAATGGACTTAGGCTGTTTTACAAACTGCTTACCAGCCTTCATTCCCTTACGTTTGGCCGCATTGGTGGCCGCAATTTCAGCTCGGCTCAACCCCTTAAAAGCAGCTGATGGTAGGTAGCGTTCTCCGGTCTTCAGACTGGGTTTGCCTGAAGCCGTGCGCCATTTCTGGCTAGTCCAATTGACTAGGCTACGCTGTTGGGGTTTCATTTGGCCGTCTTGTAGCCGCCGCCCTGTTTCTTGTAGCGGACAGCCATTAGCTGTGCTTTACGGGCCGACCACTGCCCCGGCCTACCACCCTTGCTTCCAGCCTTAACAGATTCAAAGATGCGTTTCCGCAGGGTTGGCTTGGTGTAAACCCCTGCACTATTTACTGTGGACTTCACGAACAGGACTTACGTTTGCCGTAGGCTGCTTTGCCAAAACCCTCGTAGTCCTTCTTCTTGTTCTCTTTCTTTTCGTGCTTAATCATCTGCTTGCGTGACTTGTAGTTTTCGTTTTTCATAAACAGATATTAGCACGACCATGCTTTTCGGCTCCAGTAATTGGCCGATAGTTTGTTGGAGGTGCCCTTAATGCCGCCGGAACGGGCACAATAGGAGGCTTTCCGGCTAGGAACGCTCTTCTTGATGGACATATTGGCATCCCCAAAGCGTATCACTTTGGACTTACCATTGGCACAAGCGCGGACTACGGACTTCTTGCCGCCGCTAATGTCGCGCCTAGGGCTGTTACAGGGTAGCTTTCTAGGGTTCATTCTTCTTGTATTCCTTATGCCATTTCCAAATGAGGTAGGCCAATCCCACCAAGCCGCCAATGATGCCGATAAGATGGTTAATTTGGCTTAGACCTAATGAGGCTGCTAATGGTGTGGAAGCCACAATGATGTCTTTCTCGTAGGAGTTCATCGCTTGCGGGTCATCCTGTCGCCAAACCACCAGCCTACACAATTGAAGGCTGCAAATTGCACTTCGTCCACCATGTCTGCTTGTTCAAAATCTGGAACATTGAAGAAGACAATGGTAACTAGGACAAGGAGAAGGAGGGTGATGGCAGGACGAAAGAGGGTGAGAACATTCGCCGCCCAAGGTGCGGTGTTTACAGGTGCAATCGCCGCATTTTGGCTGGCTGTAAACGCTTCCCATTGAGCCTTATCAGCCGCAATTTCGGCCATAGCTTTAGCCTTCTCTAGCTCTCGCTTGTGCTCTTGACCAGCTTTGTAGTTGTCAAAGAAACCATTGCCAATGCGAAGCAGAACACCGAGTGCGCCGCCGCCTAGTGCGTTGGTGAGAAGATCGAGCATCGTTAGACGGCTTTAGGGTTGATAAGACGACGAAACAGAAAGTAGGGCAACCAGACCCACTTTGGAATCTTGGTCACCTTTACGTTAGTGCTTTCAATAAACGGCATCTCTGCATCCCAGAGCTTCACCCTAATAGGCGAGCCGTCCGGCGAGGTGCAGCTAATTATTGACACGTTGCGCGTGGGAGCGCGGCCCTTGGTCCAATAGTTGTCATACTGCCCCAGCTCAATCGTGCCGCTGATAGAGCAGCCGTAGAGCGACAGACCGTCAATCGAACCTTTGGCGGTAATCGAGCCTTGAACGATGCAATGCTGAACGACATAATCTTTGCCGCGCACGAAGTCTATCGAGTCCTCCTGCGAGGCTGGAATAGTGAGACCTGACACGCAGAGGTTCGACACGTTGGAGCCCTTTACGAGATCGTCGTAGTTTTCAGGGTCAAGCGGTGCCTGCCACTCGGCTGAGTCAACCGTCAGCCCGTTATCCTGCGGTCCAACGTAGCTGCGCCAATTAACGTCTGCCGTCCCGCTCATTCGGCCTTCGGCTCCTTTGGCTTTAACGCCTCGGCAAGCTGCTCCGCGCACTTACGGATGAGATCGTGGTCGTCGGCCTTTAATGAGGCTTGGCGAGCGGCTGCGTATAGGTTTTGGAGTGCTTGCTCAGTGCTCATGTTAGGAAGCGGCGAGTTCCTGATGCGCGATGGCCGTAACCGCAGCCGAGACTTCAGCGTAGCTGTAGGTCTTGCCGCCGACGGTGACGGTTTTGTCGCTTAGGAGCGGCCAAGTAACCGTTGTCCAAGGAGACACGAATACCTGCCCGTCTATGACGGTTTTCTTTTCGAAGAAGGCAGTAGCGACGGGAGACTCGCCCTGCGGGTCAGTCTGGATGCGTTGGAGCGTGGTGGTGACGATTGGGTCATTCATGGTAGGAAAAAATTACGAGGAGACGGCTTTGATAACGGAGAAGTTGAAAACGGGAGCTTCCGAAGTAGTGCCGCCCGTAGTGGCAAAGCTGATGCGGAAGGAACCCGCGCCAACGGCGGTGACGTGCATCATGTAAAGGTCGGTGCCGCTGCGCTGGTTGACGATGATCGTGTCAGTCGCGGCCACGGCGGAATTGGTGACGGTGAATGATTGCCACGTCGCGCTGCCTGCGGCGGTGAACAGCGTGATTGCGCCTGCGACGGTGTTGAGCGTGACGCCAGTGGTCCGGCTGGTGAGCTGAGTGACTGCGCCGCCCGCGCCGGTAGCGTAGCCGATGCCGCCCGTTGCGGAGGTGGAGCGAACAGAGTTTGTGAAAGTCGCCGCGCCGGTTCCTGCCGCTAGGGTGAACGGCGTGATGTTCACCGAGGCGTCGGAACTTACCAGTTGAACGCTAAACCCTCCGGTTGTGGACGAGTTTGCGCCGAATGAGTAGATATTTGCGCCGCCACCAGCAAAACCAATGCCGCCCGCGCTTGTCATGTTGGCAGTAATCGCGCCGGTGCTCATGAAAGGGCGTGCTGCGGTAACTTGCTGCCCAAAAAACGCCGCCCCCGCATTGCCAAACCCGCCCGCGTTGATTAGGCTCCCGGTGGTCGTGGATGTGCTGGCGGTGGTGTCCAAAACCTTCATTTGAATCCCGCTCTGCGTCGAAAGGTCTGAAGCGTTGAAATAGGTGTGTTGCGCAACACCGCCGAGAAT